AAGCAGGAGTAGCAAAAGCAGAATTAACTGGTGTAAATTTTCAATCTATTCAACTTAATAGTGTTCCTGATAAACTTATTATATGTGTCCGTAAAGTTATAGGCTCACAAACAAGTTTTGATAGTGATAGTTTCTTACCAATTAAAAAGATTTATATTAACTTTAATAATAAAGCGGGGCTCCTTAGCGGGGCTACTCAGTGGGACTTGTGGCGTATGTCCGTTGAAAGTGGTAGTAATCTTACATGGGCTGAATTTAGCGGTAGAACTCCTGTTGGTAGTCAAACTGCTCCTGCTAATGGTTATAAAGAAATTTCTACTTGTGGCTCTGTTCTTGCTCTTGAAATGGGACGCCATGTAGAACTTGACGATGTATATAGTGCTGGTTCAATTGGTGCCTTTCAACTTCAATTTAAATTAGACATTGAAAATAATGTATTTAATACTGCTGGTGTTAGACAGCCTATTCCAGCGGGTGCTTATGAAATTGTGCTTATCACTATGAATAGCGGTGTATTTACTGTTGAAAGGGGAACCTCTCAAACTTATACCGCTATTTTATCAAGAGCAGATGTTTTATCTGTATCTTCTCAACCTTCTGTATCTAAATCTGCTGTTGCTCGTCTTGTTGGTGGTTCTTGGGAAGATTCATTTAAATCTCTCTGTGCTTCTATTAGTCCTTGGGCTGGTCGGGCTGAAAAAGTTAAAGATTTAATAATGGGTGAAGGATACAGTGGCGGGGCTGGTGCTTCTGGTGGTGCTGGTGCTTCTGGTGGTCGTATGAAAAAACATCTGGCTATGTAAATATATTTAGGATTATATGGGGTTTTTAGTTTGTTTCTCCCCTAACAACTTTTTATATGATTGAAAAAACTACAATATTTTTTAAAATATTATAATTCTTATTATAATATTTTAATTACAATGTAAAAAACAAAAATAATAAATATAATAAGAATTTCACAATGTAAAAAATTTAATATAAGAAATTTTTTTATCTAATACTATTATATAATATGGCGAGTTATAAGAATGCTTACAATCAGGCTCTGGCTAATCACCAACGACGATTAGATATAGCGAATATAAGAAATGATTATCAACAATCTTTAATAAAACCTTTACACGGCGGTGGTATGTCTGGTGGTGATTTTTGGAGCGACTTTGCGGATGGTTTTATGAGTGTATGGAACCCTATTATTGATACTGCTGGAAAAGTTGCCCCTCTTCTACCTCTTGTAGGATTAGGTGAAAGTGGCGGGGATATGTCAGTAAATGCCCCTTATGAAGGTTATGTTTATGGTTCTGGTTATAGTGGTGGGGCTATTGCTAATGACGGAATACCTCCTTTTAATATTCCTACAAATGCTGGAATGTCAGGTGGAGATGATTTTGGAGGATTTTTTGACGGACTTAGACAAATAGGTCAAGATATGTCGCAAAGTGGTCCCGCCCCACCACTCGGTATTACTGGCAATGGATATTCAGGTGGAGATGAAATAAGCGATACAGACCATGCTATTATTAGAAATCCTGAATTACAGGCTACAATGTTTTTAGGCGGTAGGAAACCTTCAACTGTATCAAAAAAAGAAAAGATTGGAATGGTTAAACAAGTAATAGCAGATATGATTTTAAAAAATAAAATGAAAGGTCTTGGTTATTCTGGCGGGGCTGGTGAAAGTGGCGGAAAAAGACTAATGGGTAAAAAATATGCTGATATGCTTTTAAAAAGACAGTTAAAAAATTTACACGGCAAGGGTTATAGCGGTGGAGATTTTGATTGGTCTTCTCTTCTTTCTTTTGCTCCTCTTCTTTTAGGTCTTGGTATGTCTGGTGGTAAAGTTGATATGAATGAAATTAATGACTTACAACCTTTTATAATGGGTCTTGGTATGTCTGGCGGGGATTTTTGGAGTGATCTAAGTAAAGGATTTAGCGACGCTTGGAGTTGGATTACTGATACTGCTATACCTGCTATAACTCCCGTTATTGATACTGCTGGTAAAGTTGCAGATGTATATGGTAAAGTTTCAGGTAAAAAAGAAGGTAAAGGATACTCTGGCGGGGCTTTATCTTATTCTGGTAATATGGCTATGGCTGACGCTATGGGTGATATATTCAGTGGTATGGGTAAAGCAAGTGATACAAGAAAGAAAAGCGGAGCAATTCAACTTTATAAAGGTGGAAATAGTGAAGCATTAATGCTACAAAGGAAACGCTCAAATGTAAATCAACCATATCTTACAGGAAATGGACGAAAAACTAAAATGAATGAAAGACTGGCTCAAAAAATAGCACATCTTCAAGGGCGTGGAATGGAACCAATAGAAGATATGGAAGACTCAAATGATATTATAGGTCTTATGTCAAAAATAAACCCCGAAGTTGATAGAAAAATAGGTTCTGGTGTTTCTGGTGGTAAAAAGTCAAGTAAATGGATAGAACATGTAAAGGCTTATGCGAAAAAACACGGTATTAAATACGGTGAAGCATTAAAACAAGCCAAATCAACATATAGGGGTTAATTTTTTAAGTATTTTTAACAATTATATTAATTAAAATTTTATTATCTAATTAATATATATAAATGGATAGATTACAAGCATTATTAAATGGACGAAAAGCAAATATTCGTGATCCTGTTTCTGTAAGTAAAGTAAATCATGCCACAGAAAGAGCAAGATTGAATAATGAAGATAGAAAATATAATCAAATTGTTTATGATAATTCATTAAAACAAGCGAACTTATATAATCAAAGCGTTATGCCTAATACAGGACGAGATATAGGAGTTGGTTTTAAAATTAATGTTTATATTATTAAACTATCTCAACTTTTAGGAAATAAAGGAGAATTAGATAAAATATTAAGAAATTATTTTACAAAAGGTGTAAGTATTCAAAAGTTAAGAGGAACTACAAAAGAAAGCCAAGTAGCAAGTAGTTTTTTTCAAAAAGGAGAAATTGTAAGCACATATAATGAGTTAATGTTATATATAAAAACTTATGCTAATGATATAATAAGCGACGACGCTTTTAAAGCACAAATGTTTAATTCTTCTTTTAATCCTCTAACTCAATTATTAAATGATACTGCTGGTTTATATCCTGCTTTTTTTGCTTCTTTACCTCCGCCTTCAAATGCGAATACACCACAAGAAAATACAAGTGAAAGAAAAATTTATGAAACAGCAAGAGACCAATGTATAGGTTGTTATTCAACTTTTAATACTATGGCACAATTTATTCAAAATTTAATTTTTAGACCAATAGTAAAAGAAGATGTAAGCGAATATATTAAAGATAATAATGTAAGAAGTATTTTTCAAACTAATCCTATGGCTCCTGCTCCTATTATTATTCCTCAACAAGAACAACAACAACTACAACCATTACCCGCTTCTCCACCATTACAACCATTACAACCTCCCGCTTCTCCACCATTACAACCATTACAACCATTACCTGTATTAGATCCAAATAATCCAGACCAAATAAGAGAGATTATGAATGCTTTTGTAATGAAGAAAAAAAGATATTTATATGACGAAAAAGAAGCAAGAGAAGCCTATAATTTTTCAAAACAAAATTATGAACCAATAACAACAGAACAAGAAAAACAATTAGTAAAAAATATTAAACAATTAATGAATCAAATAAAGCAACAAAAAAATATTGATAGTAAGCAGAAAGCCAAAGATGAATTTACTGCCGACCAAGCGGGACAAGCGGGACCCGCTCCTGTATCTCCACAAGCGGGACCTGCCCCCGCTTCACCACAACAAGCACCACAACAAGCACCAAAAATATCTGCTTTAAGAGATGGAAACCCTGAAATTTTAACTGAGCCACAAGTTGTGAATGAAATATTTGGTATTTTAACTAATAAACAACCTTATAGCAACTTAGACCCACAAGACCAAGGAAATTTAAGAGCAGTTGTTAGAGATACTATGGCAAAAATAAAACAATTAGAAAATCAAAAACAAGGAATTTATAGAGCAAAAGATGATACTGATATAGATAGTATTATAAATACTCAGGCACAACAAACAACCAAAGATTTAAATACGATTTTTCCAAATGTTGGAGAACGGATACAATTTTATAGAGACCTTATAACTGCTATAAAAGAATATAGAATAAAATATGCGGATAATGAGGCAAAAATAAGACAAGATGATACTTTAAAAGGACAACAAGATACATTATGGGGTCTTGGAAAAGAACGAAATAATAATTTAGTAATGAATCATATTTTAGATTTTGAAAATATGGCAAGACGACAAGCACGAGATGGTGATTTAGATACTATATTAGAATTACTACCACAACTTAAAGGAAATGAAAACCAAATTAAAATGTTTATTGAAAAATTGAGACGAGAACGAGATAGTGAGCCTAATATGTGGGGTAAGGGTAAGCATGAAAATAAACAAGGAATTATTCAACGGGCTTCAATGCTTAAACCTCTTATGGAATTTGAACCAAAAGCAGAAGCATTAAAAAAAGGTATTGTTATGAGTGGTGGTTGCTCTACTTGTTGTATGAGAGGAGGAATGACAAATAAAGAATGGAATTATGCAGGTTATGGAGAGGTTATGAATGAAGAAGATACACCATTTAAAAGAATGATAGGGGGAATGCCTAATCCATTTGCTCCTTCAATTGAAAATGAAAAATATGGTAAATTCCTTCCTTATAATGCTTCTTTTGATAATGAAGATGATAGAGATTATTTTAATGAAATATTACCAATAGAACAAGGACATTATGCAGAATTAGAAAAGCCCGTTGATTTGGACGAACAAGCCGATCATATAAGAAAGAATAATGAAAATTATAAGGTTTTAACTGGTAAGATGAAAAATGTAAAGTATAAAAATTAATAATAAATAAATTTCTATATTATATATATTATATAATATGGATATTGCAGAAACAAAAAAAGGTATTGATAATAGTATAAGAGAATGGGTTAATGCTTTAAAATTTAATGGTTCTCCTATCGTTCAATTAGGGACATCTTCATTTAAAGCCCAAAAATATTTTAGCGATTATGATTTATTTTCTCCTGTAAATAATCGTAATATAACACCTAAAAAATCATGTCAAGAGATTAAAAAAATACTTTCTAATTTAAAAAGATTAAATGACATATGGTTTATTGAATTGAAAATACAAAATAAAGATGGTAGTAAAGAAAAGTTTTTTAAACCTGATATTGATTGTGTTAAATTTGAAAAAGCCATTAAAAAGTTAGATTATATTAAATTTGATTTTGTAGTTTTTATTAGAGAAACTCAAAAATTAACAGAATTATCTATTATTTATTCATTCAGTGATATGCCACCAAAAGAAGATTTAATAAAAGCAATAAAAGCAGATTATGATTATTATAAAGGAGAAGGTAATATTTATAAAGCATTAAAAAGGGCTTTTTCTATTTATAGATTGAGAGGAAATAAAGAAAAAATGGTTGAAATAAGTAGTTTATTTAATTCTCCCGCTGGTTTAGCATATACAATAAGTAGTAATTTAAAGGCTATAAAATTAATTCTTGAAAATGGAGTTAGTGGTAATGATATAGATAAAAAAGTTAAAGTAAATTTACAAGATATTAGTAATGATATAGATTTACCATTAACAACTGAGAAACAAATTGATATAGCAATAAAAGAAACTGATAAATTAATTACTAATCAAACAAAAGAATGGTTAAAATCTCATAAATCTGTTTTACTATAAAAATAATCTAATCTAATTATATATCATATGAATGAGTTTAATTTGGTTAAAGAAGGAAGACCACTATGTAAAATTATAGATGGAAAATTAAATGGAACAATAATAAGCGTAGCACAAAAAGGAGAAGTAAATAAAAATACTTTTCCTATTATTAGATTACCACAAGAAAGCAAGTTTCAAATTATACCTGATTATAATAAAGAGCGTGATATTATTTATATAACGGGAGCCTCAGGTTCAGGTAAAACTACTTTTACTGCTGGTTATATAAAAGAGTATAAAAAAACTTATAAAAATAATGAGATTTATGTTTTTTCAGCATTAAAAGAAGATGAAACATTAGATAAATTAAATATTAAAAGAATCAAAGTAGATAAAAATTTAATAGAAGACCCTTTAACAATTGACGATTTTAAAAATAGTTTGGTAATTTTTGACGATATAGATGTAATAGGGGATAAGAAGTTAAGGGAAGCGGTTTATAAAATATTAAACAGTATTTTAGAAACTGGAAGACATACTAAAACTTCATGTATAAATACTAATCATTTACCTACTGCTAAAAATGAAACAAGAAGGGTTTTAAATGAAGCCCACGCAATAGTTTATTTTCCACATTCTGGATCAGTTAGAGGTATTAATTATTTATTAACTGATTATGTAGGATTAACAAAAGAAGATATACAAGTTATAAAAGGTATGAAATCCCGCTGGTGTTGTATTTTTAAAAATTATCCACAAATTGCTATGACTGAAAGAAATTTATGGTTTGTAGGAGATGAAGAATAAATTACATTTCTATGCCTTCTTCTTCGTCTTTTGGAAATTTCCACCCCATGCCATATTGTTTTTGTGGTTCCATTTGGTAAAATTCACCATTCCCACCTTTTAATACATCTTTTACTACTTCCTCTTTTATTTTATTTTCTTCAATAGGAACATTAATTTTTACATGAGTTAAGCCATTAGTTATTGGTGGCTTACTAACATTAGATTCATTTTTATACATATTATTATACTTATCAATTATATCAGTATCAATAATAGGGCTAATATCAAATAAATTTTTTAAATCTGTTTTAATTAATGAAAGCATATCTTTGGGATTTTGTCTTTGGTCTCTTTGAAGTGATAATTCTATCTGTATTTTTTTTGATATTTGAGAAAAAGTTAAGCCACAGATTCTATGTCCCTCTGCTCTCTTTTGTAATTGAAAATAAGAATCAATAGACTTAATAACAGATACAAATATAGAACCTGTTGAAAGTATAATAAACATATCGTCATTTTGTATATTCATACCTGTTAATAGACCTATTACACTTGATAAGATAATGACGGGAATATTTATTATATTACTTCTAAATTGGTATTTCTCATATGATAGATTATGTAAAATACTGTAAGATTCTGCTTGTTCTGCTTGTTCTTTTAATAGTAATTCTAAATCATTATTATAATGAATTTCTTTAATCATTTTATATATATATATAATATATAAAATGTTTATCAAACAACTGAAAGAATTAAAAATACCTGTGTCTCAATACTTAACAATAGCAAAAGATAGGGCTAAAAAAGCGGGTTATAATCCTGAATTATTAACAATTTCTAAAAATAAAATCTATAAATTAAACTATGACGGTGTTAATTTTGGAAGAGTTGGATATGGTGATTTTATCATTTGGAGTATATTAGAAAGTAGGGGACAAGTTGAAAAAGGATATGCAGAACAAAAAAGAAATGTTTTTCAAAAATCTCATTCACAAATAAAAGGAAATTGGAAAAATGATCCAAAATCAAAAAATAATCTGGCTTTAAAAATAAATTGGTAATTATGAAATTCCAAATGGAAGCGTTTTGTCTTCTTCTTCTTTCTCTCTGGTTTCATTCCACCATTTAATCCATTCTGGTATATAATAGAACATATATATTATATATCATATATATTTTTTATAATCTTTATTTTTAGTGAGGCAAATAAATTTTAGTGAGGCAAAAAACCTAAATTAGGTAAAAAATGAAAAATAGAGGTTCTTATAGGGAATTTAGGTTTTTACCCTCACTAAAAAATATTTCCTCCACTAAAAATTATTTAATTACAATAAAAAGTAATCTTAGGTGGTAAAGATAAAGAAACATTAGGACGAGGACATATGACAGGTAATAACTTTTTACCTAAATCAATAACAGTTTTTACAGGAGGACGAGGGCGTGGCATTATATATATTTATATGAGATAATAATTTTATCTAATTGTAATAAGATTTGATACTATTTCGTCATAAGTTAAACCTGTTGCTTTTTTTACCTCTTCTAACATTTCATTAAATTCTTCTAATGTTGTATCATGTTTTTTCAATTCACTTGCTCGTAAAACATTATATGCTCCACAAGTTGAAATTTTAGATCGCTTGGCTTGAAATTGAACGGGATTATATATTACTCTAAATGGTGATTTATCTAATAGCATACTTAAATATGGTTTATCTTCCCCTAATATTTTTCTCATACCTATTGGAATCCATGATAAAGGCTCGTCAATTTTTGAACCATAAGAACAGAAAAATTCAATAGTATCTATTCCATTATCAATATAACGGGAAACTAAAACCCAATGACCTACATTAGGCTGTCTCTCATACAATAAAAAGAAGAATGATTTAGGCTTTGGTAATAGTTGTGTAATGTCATTATATTTTGATAATTCACTATATTTTAAAATCTTAGCATTAGGAAAATATTTTCTTATATCGTCATCTCCCATTGGTTCTTGTTGTATTTCTTTAACTTCGGGGTTTCCTTCCCCAAATTTACGCTTTACCTTTGCTTTTTCAACTTGTGTAAGTTCTTTTTCTCCTGTGGCATATTTGTCCTTAGCATATAAAGCACCACCTTTAAATGGTTTTAAGTTCTTTTCTCCCTTTATTTTCTGTTTTTCTTTAATTTGTAAGCGTAGATTTTCTGGGTCTATTTCATCTGGCGTTAATGGTGTATCTTTTGTAATCCGTTTAGTAGGTCTAAAAACTGGATATTCTTTATTACCTATATCTTTCCATTCCTCACGAAACCAACGCTTTAATTTTCGTTCTCCGTCTTCTTTGAATTTTCCGCCTAATTCCTTATATTTCTTAATTACAGCCCCTGACCTATATGCCGAAGGTTTTTTATATTGTGGATAAACAATTTCTTTTGCTTTTTCATACAGTTTTTTATTAATTGGAATTGCTCCACCCAATAGTTTATTTCCTAACCAACTAAGACCCTGATTAAATAATGCTTGTGATATACTATTATCTGGATTTTGTAGCATACTTCTCGGCGTGAATGCGTCTAATAGTGCGTTTCCACCTTTAAAATCATCTTCTAAATAATCTTTTTCGGGTTCTATAATATCGGTCCAATCTTCGTCGTCAAAAAAATCACCACCACTTAAACCACTACCTCTTTTAATACCTTCTAAATATTCAGTTATTTTCTTTTGGTTCTTCTTGTATAATGCTTTTTCTACAACTTGTGGAACTTCCATTTGTAAAATTTCCTTAACATCTTGTGCTTCCTCAGTTTTCTTATTTTTTTTAATGTCATTTACAATTTGTGGAATTTGTGAAACTGGTAATTCTAATTTTTGCTGTATATCGGCTTCTAATTTTTCAGTTGGTGAGGTATTCATAATAACACTTTCTGGTTTAGTAATATCTTCTTTTTTAGTTCTAATAATTCTTATAATTGTTAAATTAATACTACTAATTTTTGAAAGTTCCCCTTTTTCATTAGATGCGTCCCATTTCTGGTCGTTTAAATCCCACATTTCAACATTATCTAATGACTTCAACCAATTAGCATATTGTGGTTTTTCTCTATTTTCTTTTCTAACTAATGCTATTATTTCTCCTTCAACTTCAAGCATTTTATATGACTTTTCCACAAAATCCATATCATAATAATCACGATCTAAATTAGGATTTAATTTTTTATACAAATGATAAGGCGGGTTCATGATAATTAAATCATAAAGAGAAGGATTAACAAATTTTAAAAAATCCCCTTCTGTCATTAGTGTTAATATATCAGGTGCTACTTTTACTAAATCCTCTAATATTGCCCTATTATCATCTTGAATTTCTACCATGTCAATATGACAATTACTAAATTTTTTTAAAACTCCTTTTACAATATTTCCGCTTCCCGCTGTTGGTTCTAAAACATTTAATTTTTTAAAACTTCTTTGTAATCTTTTAGATTTACTTATCATTTCTTTTACAATTGTATCAGGTGTAAAAAATTCTTGAAATCGTTTTACTTTTGACGCTTTCTCTTTTTGTTTTTGTGCTATTTCTTCAACTTTTTTTAACTTTTGATTTAATTTAGTTTTAGGATCATCTAAATTTTTAATCAATACATTCTTTTGTTTTTGTAATTCTTCACTTTGAATTTTTAAAATTTCTTCTGGTTTTATTCCTTTTTTAATGGCTTGATTTACTTTTTCCTCTAATGGACTGCTATAATCTTCAATAGAAGGAACATTTTTATCTAATACATTTATAAAATCATTTATTACTTGTTGTTTAGCAAGACTCATAATTAATAATCTTACATCTACTGCTGGTAAATCTTTAAAAATATCATTTAAAGCATTATCTACTTCATAACGATTAAATTTTAACCCTTTGAAGGCTTTTTCTTTTAAAGCGGGAGGAAGTTTTCGGGCTTTTCTTTTATCTAAATTTCCATCTTCATCTAATAAATCTGCTCCTAATGCTTTTGCTTCTGCGTCTGCTTTTCTAATTTTAAGCATAATTTCTGTATAATCAAGTTCTTTTCCTTGACCTTTTAATGATTTATTTATTTCATTTATTAATTCTTTATCATGAGGCTTAGCCACTAAAAGCCTATATACATTTACATATTGTTCTGCTTTTGGTAAATGATAATGAGATTTAAAACGAACCGCTCTTGCTATTGCTTGATTTGTTAAGGCTTCATTAAATTGACTTTCTAATATTACCATATTTGTCGTTCCTTGTGTATCAACCCCTTCTGTTCCTGCTTTTGAAATTAATAAAACTTGAACCTCATTTTTATTATATGCTACTCTTGCCTCTTCTTTTTGTTGTTTATTTTCTTTACCTGAAATAACAGAATATTGAATCCCTGCTTTTCTCATAGCATTAATATACATTTTGGCGGAAGCGTCAATAAAAGTTGTATATAAAATTGTCTTTTTAGTTCTATCTTTATTTAATAAATTCATAACCCAATCTACTTTTAAACCATCTATTTGCTCCGATAATTGACGAGTATAAACATAAAATGGATTTTTTCCTTGTTCTATATTTCTATATTCTTCGTCATCTTCTTCTAAATATAAAGGCACTAATTCATTATTTACACGAGGGAAAAACTCCGATCCTGCGGGATTTTCATAATGGCTTATTTTGTATTTGAAATAATCATTACCTATTCCATCTATGCTTGTAGTAATCTGGGCGAAATCATTTTGTGTTAATGGATTTTTCTTATCAACCATACTAATCAAGTTTTCAATGTCATATAGAATATTTACAAATGGTGTCCCTGTTAGTAATAATGACTTATGACAGTTTTTAATGGCTTTCAATATAAAATAAGCCCGTTTTCCTTGTGATACAACTTCAATATCTTGACCTTTTCTATCTTCAATAACAGAAACAGATATATAACTTCTTAAAATATGGGCTTCATCTACAATTATAAGCGTATTATCATCTACTATTTTATCCGCTACTTTTATAAATTTATCATATGTATAAAAACTATATCTTTTATCACGAATATTTAAACCGTATTGGATCATGGCTGTTATTGAATTATACAATAAAGCGGGAGGACTAACAATAACTACTTTATTTTTTGGATACACTGATAAATAATAATGAGATGCTACAACGGCAGTTATTGTTTTACCTGTTCCTACACCATGAAATACAATAGCACCTGTAAAATTTGATAAAATCCATTTTGTAATAAATTTTTCTTGGTGTTTTTGTAATTCTGTTGTTTCTTGTTTTCCTGTTTTAGGATTTAGATAAGGAGATTTTGCTTTTAAAGGATTTATTATTTTATATCCTTCTTCTTCAAATTTTTTCTGTTCTTCATCTGTAAAAGCCTTTGTTGAATATCTCTTTAAAACATTTTCTACTCTTGGCTGTATAGCAGGTAAATTTTGAGGATTAAATTTTAATTCTCTTAATTTATCAATTAATTCTTGTTTTTTCATTTTATTTATTTTTTCAATATTTATATTTTTTTCATTAGCATAATCTGTTAAAACTTGTTTTAATGTTGCTACTGGTTGTTTAGCATATCTTGTATCAAACTCTAAAATATCTTGTGTTTCTTCTTGATTTCCACCCTTTAAAATAGACTTAGTTTTTTTGGGGGGTTCTGCTTCTGTTTTAACTTTATCCCACCATTCTTTTGCTATTTCTCCATAATCTGTATTATCTAAATCATTTTTATACTGTCTTAATATTAATTTTATAGATTTAGGATTTAAACTTCTTGCGTGTTCTACTTCTTTATAAGTATTAATTACTCTAAATTTATTTTTAGATAAATCATCTACTAAATCTAAATAAGCGTTATATGTATTAATTATTCCAAAATAACCTTGAAATTCACTTACTCCATATTCGCTTTCTTCTACTCCTTCATATAAAAGATTATTATACTTTACCCCATAAGGCGTAATTTTAACAATTTTTAAAAGTTCATCTGGATTTTTTCCTTGTTCTTTAAATTTTTTAACGGCATTAAAATATGGCTTGAAAAGATTTTTTGTATTATGGTCTTTACTATCTTTAAAACTATCTAATTTTTCAAGTGCTAATTTTTTTAATTCTCTGTCTAACTCTTCTTTATCTAATTCTTTTTCTGGTTCTTGCGTTGGGACTTGTATTTCCACATTATCGCCATTATCTAAAATTTTAACTTTATTACCTTCAATAGTTTTAAATTTAATAGATCTAATTTTATTTCTCATTGTCAAATTTTTAGACTTATTAGTTAATGTAGGAACTTCAACCTCTTTATCTCCACTTTTTAGTTCTTTAATTTTAATTAAACTTTTGGGAACTTTAATTTTTAAAGTATGAAATTTAATACCATCTTTTAATTCTTCCCCGTCATCTTCAATAACAATATCTTTATTATTTGTTTCTTCTAAAATAATACTTTTTTGTTTTTGTCTCGTTGTTAATGCTTTTAACTTTGTTAATGAATCTACAAGTTTATCTTTATAATACATATTAGGTATTCCAATTTCTATTTTACCATATTTAGGGGCTTTAATTATCATACTTCCTCCGCTTATTCCAATGGCTTGACGCTGTTTATAGGCTTTTTCATATGGTAAGGTGTCTTTACTAAAACATTTTTTAGTATTTTCCTTACATACTTTAAATCCATCTTCAAATTCTCTAATATCATAAGGCATATTATATATATTATATTTAGAAAAGAAATATAATATATTAAAAATTATTATAAAAAACATATTATTACATTAAGCATAAATATAATCTTTTTGTTGGGCTGTTGAATGTCCCATGGCTTTGGCGTCTTTTTCTTGTTCTTTAACAACATCTCCATATTTACTTGTTAAATAAATATGTCTTAATTTACTTGACGCTATACCTTTACCTAAACTACTATTTAAAATTCTTGTAATTGAATTCATTTGATTTAAAGGTTCTGCATCTTTATAAACTAAAAATTTTACTTCTTCTTGTCCCTTAGGAATTTTACCATTTTTTAATAATGGGTGAAATTTTAAATAAGTTCTTAATACTTCAACTGTATCAGGATTTACTTTTTCTATTTGTTGTTTATAAACTTTACTTGTTTTATAAGTATTAAATATAAATTCTGCCGTTGATCGTGATAAATAATTTTTTTCATTGCTTAATTGTGGAACATATTTTTCAACAATATACATATTTAAATAATCGCTGTTTCTTCGTGGTGCTTGTAATGTGTATAATGATAAAACAACATATTTTAATAATGTTTCATATTCTGGCGGAGAAATAGTTTTATTATCTTTAAATTTATCTACTTCTTTTTGTAATCCTTCAAGTTTTTCAATTATTATTTTCCATTCTGGTAATTCAACATTGCTATGGTCTATTTCTTTTACTTTTGTATTTATATTTAACATTAAATCATAATATTTACCATAAAGTTTTTTAATTTTTGGGTTATTATCTGTATTTAAAGCACTAACAATAGAGATTAAAAAATTTCTTTGTGTAGTTAAAGCATAATCTTTAATTTTATTTAAAATAATTTCGGGTTTTTCAAGAAATTTAAAACTTGTAATTTCTGCACCGTCGTTAAGTTTCCTTAAATTATTCATGTAAAGTTTAATGGAACTTGGGGAAATGTTTTTCTCTGTAAATTTACTTTCTAATTCACTTTCAAAATTTGACATTTTCTATATATAAATATATTTAGAAAAAAATTTATATGTTTTATATTATTTCTTTAAATAATCTTTTTTAATTTTTCTATTGGAATATACCAATATATTTTATTTGGGTTATTTTGTCCTCCATCTCTTCTTTTAAATGTATCAGTTTTAAATGTTTTAAATACATCTTCGTCATAATGAATATAATATAAACCATCTGTAAAATTAAAAAGGAATACATAATTTTTACCTTCTTTAATTTTATCTGTTGGAATTATTGTAGTTGGAAATGCTCTATATTCATTCCTTCTGCTTTTTAATTCATATTTATATTTTTCCCCTAAATAATCCTTTGTATCAAATCTTTGATTAGTTTGAGTTATATTATCTTTAAAATATGAATTCATTTTATCTAATATCTCGCCTTCTTTCTTTCTACCAAATTGATAATCATTTTCAATAATTATTTTTTTTGACATTTTTAATTAGTCTATATATAATAATGAGAAAATAATTTTATTATTTAATCGTATAATAAAATTATTTATGTAAAAAATCTAAATGTTTTTTATTTATCTAAATCGTCAATAATCTTTTCTTCTTCTGCTTCTACCTTTTCATATCCTTTAATGACACTTGAACCATTATAAATTTCTATTTGAATATCATTAAATATCATAGCATTTTTCAATTTTTTAGCCGTTAATTGTTCGTTCTTTGGTTTATCACTATTAAATTCAGCCAGAATTGTTGAGGTTTTAGTTCTAATAATGTATTTTTCTCTTTCTTCTTTTGATAATGATTTAAAATTAGAAGGAATAACAAGTTTTTTATAGTTAGTATTAAACCAAAATTTAAATTCATTATTTTCATCTACATATTCACTAAGGCTTTCTTTACATAAATCACTTAATTTCATATTTTCATTTTTTATATCTTTATTAGCATAAGCAATTTCTAACATATAAACCATAAATTCATTAATATATTTTTGTTCTTGTATTTTATCTTTTAGTTTATTATCTCCGTAATGTTGGTGTGGATCGGTTGGATCAGGATTAGAAATAAACCTTTCAGTAAATGGAATACATTTTAAGCGTTCTACAATCGCTTTATCTATTTTGTTTAATGTTGGTTTATTATTACATTGTAAAAAAATAGTAAAATGATTTTCAAATACAGTCTCATTTTTATAAAGTCCTCTTGTTGTTATAGGGTCTTTTCCTGTGTTTTTTTTAACAAATTCAACATTTAACATACAGTTTTCGGCTCCATTGTCTGGCTCACTTACTGATAAATAACGAACACCTTTACAATTAGATAATGTAGGATTGGGTGTTCCTGCTTCCATTTTAGATGTCAAAAAACTTGAATTTGCTGAATAATGATATTTTCCTAATGCTTTTCTAATAATTGTATCAAGCACTCCCTTGCCGTTCCTGCCTGAACCTGTTAAGACATAAAAATTATTATAACAATTAAAGAAGAATGATAAAGCAGTTGTTAATTTATAATATTCTCTTGTTTCTACATCTGGAAAAATACTTTCAAAAAGTTCATTTAATTCTTTTCTAATTTGTGGATTAGATTTATGTATATAATCATAACCACATGTCATTGTTATATAATCAGTAGGCTCAATTGGTCTAACTTCATTTTTTGTAATATCATATAAACAATTATCAAAAGCAATAATATTTTTATTACTATCTATTAATTTATCAATTTTATCATTAATGTATAAATATGGTAAAAAATCAATAATACTCTTACATTGTTTTGAGTTTTTAACTTTATTAATAAGTTTTTGTATAGCAATATTTCTTTTTTCAAAATTCTTATCATTAATATCTAAAAGTTTTCTTTGTTCGTTGAAACATTCACTCAATGAAAAACTAACTATATTTTTAAGACTTGCGGGTTGTTTATCGCCTGTATTAACTAAAATATTATTTTCATTGTATTCATACCAGCCATAAAATTGCGAAAAAATATATCTTGTAGGTTGTAAATTATAAAATAATTCGGCAAGGTCTAAATCACTGTTATTTTCAATAGCCATATTATAAAAATCTTCTCTTTTTGGTTGTAATGATTTAAATAATTGTTTATTGCTTGATTTTAACCATAACCACAATGTAGCCTGTGATAAACCTTTTCTTTTTATTGTTTTTTCCCAAAGAATTTTATTATAATTTTTATCATATTTATTACCTCCAAATAGTTTGGATAATGTATCAAAATCTTCATAATTCCAATTCTCATTTTTCCAAATAAAAAGAATTTTTAACCATTCATTATAATCAGTCCATTTTTCAATTGGTAAATTTTCACATAATTGTTTAATGATCGGGGAAATTGTCATTGGTTGTTTTTCTTCATTATCTTCAATTTCAATAACTTGATTTTTTTTAGGTTTAGGTTTTTCAGTTTGTTCTACTTGTTTAACAGTTTCTATCATTTCACAATTATTAATATTTTGAATTAAATTCTCTTCAATTGTTCCTTTTAATATTCTACTTATTCTTTCTTTTTGTTCTTGTTCTTTCCAAGCATTAGGACATCTTACTTTATGGTGAGAATATACGCCAGTATCTACATTTAATTCATTCACTGTTGCTTTTGTAGAAATAGGGATTATACCCTGTAATAATTTTGTTAATCTTGGTAATTCGTCATTAATAATCCAATTTTTCATTGTTAATACATCTGCTGTCATTTTCTTATATGTAATTATAAAAGATAATTTATTCTCAACTTTCCAAAGTTCATTTATCTTTTTCTCGTGGTTCCATCTATAACTTCTCGCTTCATACATTGAAGATGTCCTAACTCCTGCTAATGGTTCATATGATAATAATGCTATTTCAATTTCTTTATTTAACATTATAAAATCGCTTCCATTGCCTTCAAATTTACCATCTAAATCAATAAAACACCTTTGGGGGTGATTTTCTCTTACTATCTCATAATAACAATTAGATTTATTGAGATTTTCCGCTGTGATCTGCTCGTGTTTGGTCTCATTAGAGATATTTGTTGTTTTACCCTTGATTGCCAAAAAACTTGTCATGACTATTATATTATAATATGAGATATTAATTTTTCTTTAAGTATTTTTTTATTAAATAAAAAATAATCTATACTATTTTTTATAAAAATTTTGTCCTAAATATTTCTATATGTTTTTTAAAATTTCTTCTTCTAAATCTTTCTTAGATATTTGAGTATCTAATGTAGGCGGGTTCATTTTTTCTATTTTCTTCTCTTCTAAATGTTTAATGGCTCTTTTATGTAATTCACTGTTATTATGGTGGCTCTTATTATAATATGTAAAAACTCCATAACAGATAGGGCATTCAAACCGTTCTTTTTCCTTGTTTTTATCATACATTCTTTTATTATATTCTCTAATCTTTTCAGGTGAATAAACATATATTTTTTTTGTAGTTATTGTATTTGACATGTTATATAATTATATATAGAAATAAATTTTTAAGTGAAAATATAATAATTAAATATTATTTATATATTTTTATAAATTTTAGTGAGGGAAATAAATTTTTAGTGAGGCAAAAAACCTAAATTATGTAAAATTCAAAAATAGGGGGTTCTTATAGGGAATTTAGGTTTTTTCCCCCACTAAAAATATTTTCCTCCACTAAAAAATAGGTCTTCTTGCAAGAGATTGTAAAAGTAAATTTCCACCTTTAAATATAGGATTTTGTAATGTATGTTGTTTTAAGATTCTATCTTTTACATTCCACCATCTAACATTAGGAACTGTATAATTTCTTACTTCTTTATTACCTTTTACAAATCGCCCCATAATATTATACAATGGATCGCCGTCGCTATAAACTCTGTAATTATTAATATTTTCATTATTTAAATCTGTATATGATACAGCGGGATTATAAGTTCGGGCTTGTGTAATATATCCTAATTTTAACCAACTGTCAATTATGGCACCAGCAAGACTATGACCTACGGCATAATATGTATAAGCATTTGGTGGATATTCTTGTTGAAAATTTAATAATTCAATAGTATCTATTTTATATCTTTCTGTATTTTGTATATTATTAATAGCACTTGGAACCCATGCTTGAAAGTCTTGAAAATCTGCGGTTCCTCTAACAGCAACAACTATTAAAGGTTGATATGTAGATTGAAAAAACTTTAATGTATCAGTTTGTTTTACAAGATTAAAGCCGTCTATATTATCACTATAATTATTTTGATATGAGGCATCCGCCATTTGTTTCAAAATCGCCTTATCGGGAATTGTAGTATTCATATTATAATATAATTAGATTTAGATAAATTATTTTCTACTTTAAATATATAAATAGAAATGTCTGTTTCAGGTATTATTGATAGTGATTCAAACGACCCTAATTATTACAATAAGATTTATCCTGACCTTATTCCTTGGAATCATCCACACGCAGGACAAAACCTCGGTAATGTTCTTTCAGTAGGCAACTCGGCTTTAAATCCTTCAACAGGACTTCCACAAGACGCTACTGATTTTGATAAAGTTGGTTGTATAGAAATAGAAACTGGAAAAGTTTATCAAGGAAATAATTTATCACTCCAAATAGGAGAAGCAGGAGATACACTACAAATACTCGGTGCTACTACCAAAGCATCTTTTCTTGTAGGAAATGGAACAAATACAGAAGAGTTTGCTGTTCCCGTTGCCCCTGCTGTCGTTCCGCCTAATGGTTCAGTATTGATATTAGACAGCACACAACCACTCGGTATGAGGTGGGGTGGAGAAAGCGGACCAATCGCAACAATCACAGCAGGAGATAATATAAATGTTGTCGGAACTTCTGCCAATCCCATTGTTGAACTTCAAAGCCCGCTTAGTTCAACACTCAATATGGGGTCGCAATCAATAACTGATAGTGTCTCTTCAACGGGAACTTCGGGACAAGTATTATCAGCAGGAGCAGGCGGGCTTACTTTATGGACTACAATACCAACACCAACAACAGAAGATCTCGCTAATACATTACTCGCTGGTAATTCAGCAGGAGCAACTGATATAGATTTAAATGATAATACATTATTGAAATGTGCTGAAATTACTTCTACTACTAATCTATTATTGAATCCAACAGGAAGTATAGACGCAAATGGAAAAACGATTAGTAATTGTCCTCTTATTCAATCACAGAATAATAATGATATAGATATAGAAGCAATAGGAACTGGTAATGTTGTGTTAAAAACATTTAATACTGATAGATTAATAATTAATGATACTGGTGAATGGACGATAAATGGCGGTAGTGGAACAGCAGGAGAAGTGCTTTTAAGTAATGGGTCAGGTTCTTCTCCAAGTTGGGGTTCTGCACCTACTCCTGCTAATGTATTTAACAATATAGTCTATTTTGGAAACGCTACTCCTACAACGCCTTTGAAACTTTACTATTTAGATACTACGGGCGACTGGGTTTTAGCAAGTAATACAAACTCATCTGGAAAATTAATCGCATTCGCAGTCGGGACAAATAGTAGCACTAATGGTATGTGGATTGCTTCTAATACAGGAAATATACCTATTGCTGTCGCTTCCGCAGATATTGGTTCTCCTGTTTTTGTAAGTTCAGTCGCAGGTGAAATTACTGGAACACAACCCGCAGGACAGGATTTAAGTTTAGTAAGACAAATAGGATTTAAAATATCTAATATAGAAATAAAATTTTTTCTCTACCCTATATATATAACAGCAACAGGTATGAACGGATACGGAATAGCTACACAAGTCGGGGGGACTTCCCAAACAATTACAGATACAAACCAATACACTCTTCTCGCTTGGACGGCAACGGCAGGCACAAGAACTTTCACAATATCAGTCGCAGGACTTTTTGATATACTCATGGTTGGTGGTGGCGGTGGCGGTGGCTCGGGTGCGGGCTACAATGGAGAAGGTGGTGGCGGTGGCGGAGCAGGTCAAGTCATAGTAGAAACCTTGTATTTACCTGTGGGGACTTACGATGTGAATGTCGGTTTGGGCGGTCAAGAATCAGTCGCAGGGGGTATTTTCTTTGGCGGATCAAGCGGATTTAACTTACAACCCGTAGGTTCGGCAGGAACACTAAAATATGAAGCATTAGGCGGTGTTAATGGTGGGTCATCTTGGGCTGGCGGAACAAAGGGGTATAATTCTGGTGGAGCGTCTTATAGAGGTGGGTATGGTGGTAATCCTGCAGTTTCTTCTATCGGTATTTATGGTAGTGCTGGTGGTAGTTCAAACGGGTCGGGAAATAACGGAGGAGGCGGTGGTGCTGGTGGTAATGGTTCTCAAAGAACTTCAACTACTCCTCCTTCCGCAACAAATCAAGGTGGAGGCGGTGCTGGGATTACTACTACATTTACTGGTGCTTCTACAATTTTCGGTGTAGGTGGATGTGCTGGCGGAAATACTGGTTCAGTCCCTTCTGCCCCTTCTGCAAATACTGGTTCTGGTGGGGCAGGTGCTATTTCAACTGGTTCCGCTCAATCAGGAGCAACTGGTTTTATGGCGGTAAGATTCAGGATTTAAAAACATCTCGTAATCAGCCTTAACGGGGCTACATATAAAATCGCTTTACTAAATCCATAAAAAATATATATTTATAAAATTTTTATCTATATTTAATATATAAATAGAAATGTCAGTGTCAAGTATTATAGACAACTTAACAGGTAAAATTTATGACAATTTAATACCACAGGGAGGCAGTATTCCATTACAAAAAGGGCAACTAATCACAGCAGACGCAGCAGGAACAGAAACAGCATTTCCAGTAGGAACTAATGGGTTTGTTCTTTCTTGTAATACAGCAGAACCATTAGGTCTTGAATATATACAACTACCAGCAGGAGGTATTAATTTTACACAAGAGGGACAATTACTCTACGCAGGAGCAGCACCAGCATTCACAGATAGTTTATTAAATATAGGAAATGCGGGTCAAATTTTGGGAATAAATGCTGGTATTCCAGCATGGATTAACGCAGGAGGTTCTGGCACGATCACAGCACTAGCACCGCTTACTGAATACGCAGTAGGAAATGCTAGTAATATCGCTATTGATTTTACAGCAAAAGGTGATTTGGTAGTAGGAGCAGGAGCACAAGCAGGAGGCAATCCAGTAGCAGGTGTGATTTTACCTGTTGGAGCAAATGATTATGTCCTGACCGCTAATTCAGCAACGGCGTCAGGTTTAGAATGGAAAGCGTCAGGTTCTGGTTCTTCCGCAACTATATTTAGGAATAGTAATGATACTACACCTCTTATAATCACAGCACCTGTTTCACCAAATGATACTTGTATCATAACAACAGACCAAGTTTTTAATGATAGTGCTTCACAGATTTATAATGTAGGAGGAGCAGGAGTTCAAACACCAACGGGTGGTATTCTCATTTTCGCATATACGCCCGCTATAAATATCACTATAACAAATATTGTAGCAAATATAAAAGCCCAAGGCAACGGAGAATTTGGTGCTCCTATTAATACAAGTGTTGCTTTAACGAGCGACGCTCAGGGACAAAATGCTCTTTCAGTAAGTAATATAGTGCCTGTTTCAAACACTAATACATACAACTATACAGGTTTTAGTAATTTACCATTAACCCCTGAATTACAAGCAGGAACAACTTATTATTTTTTCCACCAAGCTGTCCTCTCAGGTGGAGACCAATTTTGGAATTATATTAACACCACCCCAGTAGGAGATATTACAATCACGGGCATTTCTTATCCACCACCACCAGCAGTATCAACATTTACTCTTAATCCACCTGTAAAGTTTAGAATAACAAATGATTTAACTGGGAATACTTCTGCTACTTGTAATAGTTATAGTTCTCAAAGTTTCGTAGCAAGTCAAGATTTACAAAGTTGGATTGCGATAGGGGGAACTAACGCAGGGGTTCTTTTTATTCCATGATCTAAGATATTTAGAAAATATATAGAAATTTAATTATAAAGTATAATTTTTTTTCTATGTGTATTATATAAAATGTCAGTTAGTTCTTCAAGTTCTTATTCATTAAACGCCTCAGCAGTTAAACAATCAGGTGTTCTTACATTCAATGCAGCAGGAACATGCACTGTTCCAATTAGCACTATTACAGCCTTAGATACTGTTTTAATTTCTTGTAAAACAGCCACAGCAGGAGCCAATAAAGGATTTAATACCACAATTACAGCAGGAACAGGTTTTACAGCAGTTGCGGTGGATGATACATATGCAGGAACAGCCGATTATGTAGTAATCACATCTCAACAAACAAAAGTAAATATTACATCTGGTTAAATTTATTTTATAACAATTTTATTTAGTATATCTATATTAAATAAAAATGATTAATCTATTTTCTATTAGATTATTACATATTTTTAGATTATTTCCATGTAATAATCTATTTTATTTATATTATTATAGTAAAAATAAATTTATTTTTACTGTATTAATCAATATATATTAAGATTATTACAGTAATAAACAAGATTTTATATATAAAATGTAAAAATCTAAAATAATATAGAATTAAATTGAAATAATTTATAATATAAATTTTAATATCTACTCTATATATATATCAATATGTCTTATTCAGCGCCAACACAGATTTATTATGATTTAGATGTTGTAAATACATTTAATCCTGCTACTAACTCAAATTTTACACCTGAAACAAATAGATTAACATTTACAGAAGTTAGAAGTTCCCCAATTTTAGATAATCCAAGTGATTATTTTTTATCAATTGTTAGGTTTAGTTTAGATACAGCAGGTTCAATGCCTATAATGATTCCACAAATAAATTTAGACCAAACTCTTGCTTCACTTGATTTTCCTAATGAAACTATTTATTTTGTTAGTATGAAATATGACGACGGAGTAAATCCAGCTGTATATCAAAAAAAAAGAGTTATTTTTATTCCTCAATCTTTTACACAAACAGGTGTAGGAGGAACGCCAATACCTCCAACTTTTCCATTAGATCTACCCAAAGCCACGGGTAATTATTATTGGTTAAATAGTTTTCAGTATTTTATTAGTATGGTTAATAAAGCATTAAGTGATTGTTATGATTTACTATTTACTGTTATTAATCAAGTTCCATATACACCACTTCCAGCAGATATAACAGCAACTAATAAACCATATATATTATGGGATAATGACACTAATAAGGCTACATTATGTTTTCCTAATATAACGCCTTTTTCATGGAAACAAGAACCATTAAGCACAGGTAATGCCAAATTATTTTTATATTTAGATAATCAATTACAAATATTATTTAGTTCATTTGAAACTATTTTAATTTCTAACTATTTAAATACAGCAGTTGTAGGGATTGACGCAGATAAAGCAAACTATTTAGTTCAAAATTTTAGTAAATATAATAGTAATTTTGAAGCAACAGGAACAGGAACAGGTTTTCCTCCATATGATATATTAAGAATGGAACAACCATATAGCACAGGAGCAACATTATGCCCTATTCAATCATTAGTTTTTAATACTTCACTTATTCCTGTTCTTCCACAACTAATAGGAGTTCCACGACTTAGTAAAGAAGTTTTAGTTAATAGTTCAGGACAAAATGATAATTTAAGTAATGAAATAACCGATTTAGTGGTTAATGTTTCAAGAGGAGATGAATATTTCCCCTCTGTTCTTTATTTACCAACCGCAGAGTATAGAATAATTGATTTAAATGGAAATGCTCCAATTTCAGCAGTTCAAATTTCAGTTCAATGGAAAGACATTTATGGAATTTATCACGATTTCTATTTACAAAATAATTGTAATTGTTCTTTAAAGATAATGTTTAGAAGAAAGAATCAGGGATTAGAATAATATAAAAGAATTTATTTTAAAAGATTATAAATAAAATATATAATCTTTTAAATTTTTTTATCTATGTATTATATATAACAATGTCTTCAAGCGATTTTGAGAAAGTTTTGGTTCAGGACGATGTCCTCAATACAACCGATAAAGTCCGTTATGCCGTTTTTAAAGGGGCGCAAAATATCACACCTTCACAATATGAAGCAATTTCTAAATCTACATCTTCAATCACATGGAATATCCAATTACCAAGTGAAAGCACTGTATTTTCTCGTAGAGTTATGGTAGAAGTTGGAATGACACTTACAATTAACGCAAAATTTGCTGCATCTGCTCCTCTTGGTTCAGTATTATTTAATTATGGTTATTCTTCCGCATTAGGTCCTTTTCCTTTTCAGTCTTGTTGTAATACAGTTCAGGCTACTATTAATAATAACACAGTATCACAAAATATGAAAGATGTAATGTTCCAATTGCTCCGTTTTAATGACCGCAGAGAACTTGCCCGATATAATAATGCTTGTCCTAATATGTATGATAGTTATTTAAATTATGACGAAGCATTAGGAACTAACAATAATCCCCTTGCAGCGTTTAACAATGTATCTAACGACCAAGATTTTCAGCCCCGTGGAGCATTTAAAATTATCAGTGTTTCTGGTAATGCTCCAAGACAAGAAGGTGTAAATGACGAAAGAAATATAGTGATTAAATTTACAACTACTGAACCCCTTATGTTGTCCCCTTTTATCTGGTGTGATCCTAAAAGCAATAATCAAGGTTTATATGGAGTTCAAACTCTTAACTTCGTTTTTAATTTAGGTAATGCTAATAAAGCAGTTCGTCTTGCTAATAGTGCTTTATTTGACGGTGGAAATGCCCCTGTTTCTCTTACTTCTGTTGATAAAGCAATATTATTTATGGAGTTTTACACAAGACAACCAAGTGATCTTGTAAGTTCTCGTAATGTTGTTCCTTTTGCTGAATAT